TATTTAATTTAGAAACTGGAATATTACGATTATTAACAAAACTTTTAAATAATGTTAATTTTTCTAAATTTAAACCTCCATTTTTAAATGTATTATATAAACAATTATCTTTATATATGTCTTCATTAATATCTTCTTTTTTATATAAACCATATCTAGTTAAATTAAATTTAGTTATATTATAATATTTAAAAAAAGAACCATCAGGTTTTGATTTTTTAATTTTATCTACTAATTTAATAGTTAATCTATCGAAAATATCACTATTTAAATAAAATTCAATATCACTACCGCTTGTTATTTCTGATACTGGATTATTTATATTAATATTTTCTATATCACTTAAAAATTTATTAGATAAAGTGTATATATTCTCACCTAAAATTAATATTATATTTTTATCATTTCTAGTTATATTATCTTTAACTATTCTTACTATATCTTTAATTTTAATTAATTTTAAATTTACATTAACCTCATCTATTTGATTATTATTTAATTCAATTATATCATACTCTAATAATTGTTTATATTGGTTATTTATTAATTCTGTTATATCTTTAACTGTTTTTTTAGTTCCTTTATTTAATATATCCATTGTAAAATCACTAATATTATTATTATCAATAGTTTTTAAATCATTTAATTTTAATATAGAACGTGAAAATTTATTTCCATTAGCCATTTTAGTTGTAGATACAATATATTTTTGATTTTTATATCTTTTTTGAATATTATATTTAATAGTAAACATTATTATTATATTTTTGACGAGTTAATTTATTATATACAAATATTTTTTTTTTAAATTAATTATATTAATTAAATTTAATTAATTTAAAAAAATTAATACTAACATATCTTAATTTTTTTTTTTAAAGTATATTTTTTATAGTTTCGAATATATTTATTATAGGTGTATTTTCTTTGAATTATCTTTTTAATTTTCATATTTATTATATAATAATATTTTATTTTAAAAAAATGTTGTAAAAAATATTAATTATATTTATATAAAAACTATTAAGAAGAAAAAAGTAAAAATATTTAAAAAAATGTTGTAAAAAAAAATAACTATAATTATATGATAAATATTAATTTATTTTATTATGGTATATTTCAACTTGGATAAGTGGTTTAATTAATTTACTAACATTACGATGATTTTTAATATTATAAACAATTTGATTATTTATATTATACATAGTATCATTAATATTATATTCTTCAATCATTAATTTTTTAATAATTTCTAATATTTCAATCATATCAATATTTTCAATTATTTTATAATCTCCATTATTTAATTTAAATCTTAAAATATATTTTATGCCTCTCATATCTCTTTATACTATATAAATATTTTATTTTTAAATTGTTATAATTATTATTAATATTAATAATTATTATTATTAGTTTAAATATTATTTTTTCTAGTTATATTTATATTTTAATATATATTATTAAATTATTTAAAAAAATGTTGTAAAAAATAATAACTATTTTGAAACGGTTAAGCCATAAGCATTTTTAATTCGGCTCTACTTAGTTGTTTTCCACCAACTAATGCTCCACCAGTTCCTCTAATTTTATTACGAATCATTTCTTTACCTACGGTTTTAATTTCTTCTTCTGCAACTTTATCTAATCCTGTTCTTTTTACAAATTTACTTATAGATTTTCCAAGATTTTTAAGAGATCCCCAAAAACTTCCACCGTATAATAATGTTTGAGTATTATTATCCCTATAATCTCCGTCTCTACGTGATAATAAAACATCTTCTTGAGTTAATACAGCAAGTTGTGTCATCATACTATTTTCAGCAATAGTCATTAATCCACTATTAGCAACAATAGTATATATTGATACTTCCCTTGGTAATTTTGATTGATTAGTTATATTAATTTTAAATTGTAATTGACTATTAGCATTACATGATGGGGCTAAATTTGAAGGTAATGCAAGATCGGTTGCATCAATTTTTAAAACACTACCTACCATAGGAACACCACCAATATTGACATTATAAGAATTACTAAAACCTGACCATTCCTGAAATGACATTTTACAACCATTTTTAACGGATAAATTATATAAATCATTAATTGTTGCACTAGAAAATTGCCCTGATACATTTAAATATTGTAGAGATATATTATTTATTCTAAAAAATGCATCCGCATCTTCAAATGTTTTTGAACCTCTAGGAACGGCACAATATATCCATATACCACTTGGAACAGTACTTAATTGAATTGCATTATTAGTGAATGTTTGGGAAGCACCACTTGCAATAACTGTGTTTTGGTCATTTTGGTATGTATCTAGATTGCAATAATCATATACTACTTCATTTGGAATTTCAACTTCATCAACTAAAGGTGTAGATAAATAATTTATTAATAATTCCGGTTGTTCTGTAATACCTGCTCCAATTTTTACATTAAAATCTGTTAAGTTTTCTGTTCCTTGTAGAACTTGAGACCATACACGATTTAAATTAGAAAAATTCATCTGAATTGCAAAATTATTAACTCCAATAAAAGCTTGTTCTAAATGTTGTGAGGAGTAACCCATAGGGGACATAATCAACGGTTCAACTACTGTAAATTTTACAACTGCTGTTTTTGAATTGTTACCATCCCCCACAGGATTTGATATAACATCAACTTTAAAAGAGCCTCTACCATCTTTTTGGCCTGAATCACCATATGTATTTAATGGGTTTCTTACTGTTCCAACTCCTTCTTCATATGTAGCATAATTATCTAACATTGTTGGCGTTCCGCTTAAATCATATTGTGATAATTCATTATTTCCATTATATCTCAATAATGCTTGTAAAACATCAGCATAAGAAGTTGTAATTGAAGTTCCATTAATAGTTACGGTTAAATTTTCAGTTGTAGAACCTAAAGGAAAAGCACGTGGTGAACATAATGAATCATTAAATAAAAATGTATCAATATTCGGAATACCTGTCATAGATACTTGGAATTGACATTTAACATATATTCTTCTATCTATCATAGTACTTTGCCCTTGTGTATTCCAATTAAAAGAAATACCAGCTTGACTATACGCATTTGCTTTTTGTTGTTGATAATTTGAATAAGATGCGCCTTTTACAACTCCGTATTCTTGTTTTTCTTGACCAAAAGTAAGACATTTTAATCTAGGATCAACAATATTTACTAAATCTAGAGGTTTTAAACTATTTGTTTGAACAGACATAACTTTATTATTATTTTATTAAATATTATTTATTATATACAAATATTTTTTTTAAAAAATTTAATTAATTTAATTTAAATTAAACAAATATTTCTTTTTAAAAAATTAAACAAATATTTCTTTTTAAAAAATTTAATTAATTTAATTTAAATTAAACAAATATTTCTTTTTAAAAAATTTAATTAATTTAATTTAAATTAAACAAATATTTCTTTTTAAAAAATTTAATTAATTTAAATTGAATTTATTATTTTACTTTCTTAAAAAGAAATCTAATATTATTAAATGAATTACTATTTACGTATATTGGTAATATTTCCCCTTTTTTTGTTTCAAAATATACTTGAACATCTATTTTACTTAAATTATCATCACTTATCATATCAATCCATTTATAAATTGTAGGTTGATAAAATTGTACTTCTCGCCAATTTAACCCACCTTCACCATCTATTAAATTAAATGAACTTATAATATTTTCGGTTCCTGTATTAAAACTATTACCTCCTTTATTATTTAATGTTAATGAATTTGGATTACCTAATTTAGGGAAAAATTCACTTCTTGTTTTTATATAGTTAGATGTTATTAAAATAGTTGTTATTTGATTAAATTTAAATCTTGCATCATATTCTGATTTAAATATTAAATATTTAGGTAAAACAGGTGGAATAGGTAAAGTATCACCAAGTTTAACATAACTATTAGAATAATTATAATTTTTTTTTACTATTTCTAAATCTTTAAATTTTTCATTATTTTCATCATTAAAAAAAGTTCTAAATCCGGCTAAAAAATCATTTAAAGGAAAATTGACATATATTTTTATATCATCTGTTATATAATTATATGGAACTATAAAATTAAATCTATCATTTTCATAAATATAAAAAGGAGCTTCGAAATTTGAAACATTATTAATATTTATTTTATTAATAGCATTAATTAAAGCATTATTTACCATATCACAAAAAACAGTTAATGAAAAAGAATAATAATATTCCCCCGTATCTTGAATCCCATTATTATTTTTTGGTGATTTTGGATTTTGTGGAACAAATAATGGATTTGTTGTTTTATCGGTTATATAAAATATTTCTTCTGGATAGTCAATACCATTAAAAGTTAAACATATTCCAAAATCTGTTAAATCAATATTATTATTTATTGTTCCTATAATACCACCATTTAAATAATTTTCATAATTTAAAGAATTTATATTATTTAAATTATTTAAAGAAGATTTAATATTAAATTCAGTATTACTTATAATATTTGATATATAATAACTGTTATTATTTAATTCTTTCATACCTATTAAATCTTTAATATATATAGATTCATTTAAATTTAAATTATGATTAGAAGAAGTTGTTATAACTAAATTTTGAGATTTTGTAATATTTGTTATTGTTAATGGGTTTTGATTATATACAAAACCTTCTTTTATAGGACATATAAAACTCGGTATTATCATATCTAAACGAAATGATTGAATTGTTAATTTATAATTATTTTGTTTATCTAAAATAATACTTGCATAATCTGTTATATTAAATAATTTTGGATCATATTTATTATTATAAGTATTATTAAATTTAAGGTCATAATATATATTAGAACCAATCAATAAATTTTTATTAACTAAAGGATTATTATTATTATTTAATATTAATGTCATTTTTATTATATACAAATATTTTTATTATATACAATTATTTTTATTATATACAAATATTTTTTTTATAAATTTTAATATTATTCTATTTTTACAATTTTTGTTATTAATTCATCAGGTGTTATATTTTTTTTTTTAAATAGATTATTAAATTCTGTTTCTGTTAAATTACTTAAAAATAATCTTAATACCACCCAACGTCCACATGTATTTATATTTTCTTTAAATTCTTGTAATGGATATTCATTATAATATATTTTTTCTCTTGATTTATATAATAATTTTAATAAATTTATATGGTCTTGTTCTAAATCTTTATTTAAATTATTAGGTAAAAATTTTAATATATTATCAGGTTTATTACCATAACTATCGAAAAAATTTATACCATGTTTATTTTTAAACAATGCGGTCCAATGACCATAATCAGGAGTACTTCTATATAATATTACGCATTTTTTATATTTACCTAATAAATTATTGATATTATTATAATTTTTTATTTCTCCATGAGTAATTATTTTTACTTTATTTAATAGTAATTCTTTTATATCATTACCACTTAAACTATAATCCATATTATTCATTTTTATATATTACTAATAAAATAAAATTAAATAAAAATATTTTAAAAAATAATTAATTTACATAATAAGCCCCATTTTGATGTAATACATACGGTGGAACTTTATTAATACATACCCATCTTGAATTTAAGTTTTTTAACTTAATTATATCATTTTTATTAAATCCGAAATATTTTTCTAATAAATATTTTAAAGAATACGTTGTAGTCATTTTAGGAAATAATACACAACTATGACATTCATTTAAAATAATTCTAGTATTTTTATAATTTGTTAATTGATGAGATATATAACAAAATGATATTTTATAACTTCGACCTTGTTGTAATATTAAATCTCTTATCCTATCTAATTCTTCACCAATGAGTTTATTTGGTATATATTCAATATCATCATAAACAATTAATGAATTATTTAATTCATCTAAATTTATTGGATCTTCAATTAATTCATCATTTAATTCAATTCTTATTAATTTATCATGTTTATCTAATACCGGATCATTTTGTTTATTGGAAAATAAAAATACTTTATTTTTGGGAAACATTTTAATATAATTACCTATTAAATCACTTGTGAATGTTGATTTTCCACAACCAGACATACCGCATATATAAAATACTTTTCTATCTTCATTGGGATTAAATATAGGCGTTAAACTATTATTATCAATATTAAAAACTTTATTCTTTATATCTTTTTTTTTCAATTCATTATATAAAACTTTTAATTTTTTATTATCTGGGGGTATATTATTTTTTAAAGCATCTCTTATATCTTCAATTTGTTGCATAGAAATTCTCCCTTTTTCATTATTAATAAAATCTACTATTATATTATTAATCTCATTATTTGTTAAATTATTATCATTATTATTATTATTATTATTATCATCTATATATAAAATTTGTTTTTTATTTTCTTTATCATATATAGCAATTGGAGTTCCTTTATTTAAATTAAAATTCATTTTTTATTATTTATTATTATATAATATTTTTTTTTTAAAATAAAAATGTAAATTTTACAAAACACTTATAAAATTAGTCTATAAAAAGACTATAAAAATTAAAAAATAAAATTGTAAAATTTACAAAACAAAATTAAATTATATTATTAGTGGTAATAAAGGTAATAGTGTTTTTGCTGTTCCTGTAAAACCTTTAACAAAACCTCGACCAAAATCTTTCCAAAAATTACCACCCACCATTGCTCCTCCTTTTTCATATTCTTTTCCATATTCTTCTTTTATTTGTTTTAATATTGCTTGAGCTTCTTTATGACTATGACCTTTATTTTTTAGTTTTTTTAAAGCTTCATTATAATGTTGAAGACCACTATTTAACTTTTTTTTTTTTCCACCTACTAAAGCAGAACCTCTTTTATCTACCATATTATAACCATAACCACCTACTAAAGCAGAACCTCTTTTATCTACCATATTATAACCATAACCACCTACTAAAGCACCGCCACAACATCTACATCTATTTTTATTACCTTTTAAATTTGTTTTAAACATATTTTCTGTATTATATTGCATAATATCTACTGCCGGTTTTCTAAATTTATTCATTGAATTTATAGATTTATTATTTCTTGATTCAACAACTCCTGATAAATTGCCGCCTATTCCTCTAGTTCTTACAGGTTTTTGCGCATTTTCCATTAAAATATTAAAAACACTTTCGCTTAAATATTTGGACATGAGTATTATAGTATTGATTATATACAAATAAAAAAAAAAAAAAAAAAAA